CACGCCCCAGGACTTTCCCCAAGCAAAGTGCAAAAGCCGACTGCACCCCGGGACTTTTGCACGGCGAAGTGCGAAAGCCGACAACGCCCCTGGACTTTGCTGCGGCGAAGTGCGAAAGCCGACCAGCCTGCCCGGAGTTTCGCACGGCGAAGCGCGAAAGCCGACCAGGGCGCAGGACTTTTTTACGGCGAAGCGCAAAAGCCGACCCCGGCGGCCGCCTTTGCCCGGGCCCGGGCTTTTGGCCGCGCGACCGGCCCCGGCGGCGGCGAAAACGGTTCGCTTCCTTATACCGCGCGAAAAAGCCAGTTTTTACGAAACGGCGACGTTTGGGCGACGGAAAGTCTTTTTTTGTTCGCCGTTTTGTGGCTTGCTTTTTTGCCCGACCAGAGCGAAACTGGCGTTGCCGGCGGGGAAAAGCCCGCCGCCCCGAAACCCCGGCCGCCCCGCGGCGGCCCCGCCCAACGACCGCGACCGGCTCCCGGTTTTTGCGCCGCCAGCGCAAACGCCCGCCCCGGCGACCCCGCCCCAGTCCGCCTGCTCGAGAAGGCTCTCTGGGTGCCCCCAACGACCGAACCTTTCCGCCCGGCGCCGAGCGGAAAGCCCGAAAGGAAAAAGGAAAGGAGGAACCCCGGATGAAACGCGCACCGCCGCTTTAACCACCGCTCCGCCTGAAGATGGCTGGGAGGGCTCCCAGCCGAAACGCGCCCAGCGTCGCGGAAAGCCCGCAAAACCAACTCAGGAGGTCTGCCCCATGAAGCTCGAAGTCCGAAAAGCCCGTGCGGCCGCTGTCGCCGCCAATCTCGCCGCCCAGGCCGCCGTCGCGGCCAGGGAACTGCTCGCGGAAGACCCGTCCGCCTGGGAGGTGGGCGACGCCGCCTACTGGCTCTGCCGGGCCGCCCAGGAGGCCGCGCAAAACGCCGCCGACGCCCTCGACCTCGAGGAAGCCCTGGAGGACGACTCCATCCTTTACGCCTTTCAGCAGGCCAACGACGCCCTGGAAGAAGCCTGTGACCAGGCGGACGAACTGGTCTCCCTGGCCGAAGAAGCGAATCACGAAATCCGCCGCTGAAACACGCGGCGGACAGTTTTTTAGAGGAGGAATCTCACCATGAAGGAAAAATCCAACGCCACGCTCCGCCGCGCAGCCTCTCTGCGCTGCCGCACCGACGCCGCCATCGAACGCCTGGGAAGGAACATCTCCTGCTACGAGCGCGGGTACATCACCGCCGGGGAGCTCCTGCGGGAGGCATCCGACGCTGCGGACCGGGCAGGAAATCTGGAACTCAGCGAGGCTGAGCTCGCCGCCACCAACAGCTTCGGCCGGTCGGTGAACCGCAAGGTGAAGGCGTACCGCGGCTATGCCCGCACCGCTGCCCGCATCGCCATGGGTTTCAAATCGGACGCGGTCTGCCGCCGCAAGGCGCTGGAGCTTGCCCACACGGCGGTAAGGCTTGGAAACCGGCAGATGGCCCGCACCGCCCACGACCTTATCTGGGCCGCTGCCGGCGGTCTGCCCAGCGAGGAAGAGTTCGCCGCCTTCGAGGCCTGCGAGATGGTTTGAAATCGCCCGCCTGACGATGGCTCGGCGACTCCGGGCCGAAACGCGCCCCGGCGCGTCGCGGGAAGCCCGCAATATCTTTCAAATTGAGGAGGCCCATCATGAATTTCTTCGAACAGGAACTCCGCCGTTTCACCGGCCAGACTACCGCTTTCAAATCCTGCAAGGCGCTCTGCGCAGGCCGTGCCTGCTTCATTCCCCTCAGCGGCAGCCGCCGCGCCCGGCTGGAATTCGTCACCAGCGGCGTGGCCGACCAGTATGACGCGCTGCAGGTCACTATCCTCAGCACCGCCGACGGAAAAATCGACTGCCTGCGGTTCCGCTTCAGCGATTTCTTCGCGCCCCGGAAGGCCGGATGCTCCGGAATCTGCTGCCCGCACATCTGGGTCGACTGCGGCAGGGCCGAGTGGTACGTCGCGCCCACCGCCGCCGAAGTCGCCGCCATCGCCCAGGCCGCCCACGACTACGTCATGCTCTTCGCCTGAGCTTCTGAATCGAGAGGAGGATGTTTATGACCCGCGCGTACAAGATTACCCGTCTGCCCGATGGCTACTGCAAGGTGGCCGTCGCCGCCTGGAAGGCGCTCAGCGACCACGAGCTCTTTGAAATTGAGGGCAGGCTGGTGTTCACCGACGACCTGGAATCTTACATGGAAGGCGGCGACCGCACCGCCTTCTGCGCCGACGAGTTCGACTCCCACGCCGCCTTCGAGAAGTGGCTGCTGAACGCGGTGGCCGAGTGGTGCCGGAACGATCCCCTGATGGTCGACAGCCTCGACCAGTACCTCTGACCCGCCTGACGATGGCTCTCTGGCAGGAGCCGAAACCCCCGCAAGGGGTCGCGGGAGCCACAGCTTCCAAATGAGAAGGAGGTACTATCATGAACCAGAACGATATCAACCGCGCCTTCACCGAGAAGGTTGCCGAACTGCTGGGCCGGGGCTATCAAATTTATCCCGGCACCATGGGCGGCTCGCAGGGCGAAATCGCCCATGTCGACCTGTACAGGGGCGATGAAATCATCCGCGTGCTGCTCGACCACAGCGCCGGGCGCGGCGAAAAGCCCGACGGCTTCCGGCTCATCGTCGGCCGGAATACCGACCGCATCCGCATGAACTGCTTCGACACGCTGGGCAACACCATCTGGAACAATCGCCTGGAGATTCTCTCCGAAATCGAGTTCTGCCAGATTGGCGAGAACTACTATACCGACGCGGAAACCGGCAGAGCCATTCAGAAAAAGCGCCGCGCGCGCCGGGAAGCGCGTCACGAGAGCGTTCGCCGGAACCTGCCCGAAGCTTTCAAATGCGCGGCGCTGAAGTACGTCCAGCGCCAGCCGCGGATGAAGAGCTGCAAGCTCTCGGACGTCACCCGCGTGACCCGTATCAACCGCAGCAGCTGGGGCGAGACCACGCCCGCGCTCTACGGCTATGAAATTGAGGCGCGAGGGAAAACCTTCCGCCTGCTGGCGCCTCGCAACGACTGACGCTTTGAAATGGAGGAGGAAGTGCATGATGAATTCAGATTTTGACCTTCCGGCTTTTCTGCTGAGCAAGCTCTACGACAACATGGACTGGGAGAACGGCTGGACACTTGCGGACGCTGTTGCCCTGGCCGAGGACATTCGCAGGTACGACGGTATCGACTGCGACCCGCAGGAAATCTATGAAATCATGCGGGAGTTCCGCGAACAGGACGCCGGCGACGAAGAATGACCCGCCTGACGATGGCTGGGAGAGGGTACCCAGCCGAAACGCGCCGATGGAACCGGCACTGCCGGGGCGCGTCGCGGGAAACCCGCGGGAGCCACGCTCCTGAATACGATGGGAGGTTATCACCATGAAGAAAACCGATATCCGAGATCAGTTCCCCAAGGGGATGCGCGTCACGCTCGTCAACGTCGCCATCGAACGCCATCGCGAACGCTACTGCGGCCGCACCGGCGTCGTGGTGAAAGCAGTGAAATCAACGAACACCGTGTGGATCGAATTTCCCGACGGCGACCGCTACGGCGCGTACCCGGAAAACGTTCGTCCCGCCTGACGATGGCTCTCTGGCAGGAGCCGAAACGCGCCGATGGAACCGGCATTGCCGGGGCGCGTCGCGGGAGCCACGGCTCTCAAATAGACAACGGGGAGGAATGTATATGATCATCATCCGCACCGACGCACAGTCCAACCGCAAGGCGCTGGCTGGAGCGCTGTCCGAACTGTTTCACGAAAAGCCGCGCTACTGCGGCGCACCCACCTTCGCTTATGAATTCGGCGTTGGTCGTCTGGCGCGCGACGCTTCGCTTCGCCTGGTTCCATCGCTGAACGAAACGGCGGCGGAGCGGCTGGCAGCGGCGCTTGCTGAACGGGGATTCTCCTGCGCCGTCGAAACGGTATGCTCCGAAATAGAGACGGAGGATAACGCGCCCTGCGAGGCTGCAGCGGAGGAATCACCGGTTCCCGATAGCCGCTTCACCGTGACCATCCCGGCGGACAGGCTTTCGCCTGACGCGCTTGCGCGGCTTCGAAAGCTGATCACCTCCCGACACAGGCTCTTCTGCGACGCGCTGAACGCAACAGAATTGCCTGTCGAGGAGCGAGATGGGAAGATCGCTTTTCCCTGGTTCGAACAAACTGACGACGAAGAGGAACAAGCCGCCTATGCGCTTTTCATTGAGCGGCTGGCGGAGCTTTCGAATCGCCTGAAGTGGGCGGTTTCCGCCGAGAAGGACGCGCCCAACGAGAAATACGCCATGCGCTGTTTCCTGCTGCGGCTGGGGTTCATCGGCGCGGAGTACAAGCGCGCCCGCGCCGTGCTGCTTCGAAGTCTGCAGGGCAGCAGCGCCTTCCGCAATGGAGGCGCACCCCACCGAACCGAAACGGAGGAACGTCCATGAGGAGAACCATTCGAAAGACCTTCCTGCTGGAAGGCGAGACCGTTACCATGCGCTATGTGAAGCAGCTCTGCGGCGAGGAGCGCTACTGCCGGATGATTGAGGACGCAAAGGAGAAATTCTTCGCGAATCCCACCGCCGAGCTGTGCTATCCTACGCCGGAGGGCTGGCTGACCATCTGGTTCCATCTGGCCTGACGCTTTTGAATCGCCGCCGCCCGGCGGCTTTTCCTTTGCCCCTGTGGCCGCAGCGTTCGCCCTGTGTCGGGGAGAACGCTCACGCGCAGCTCCATGCCGCGTCCAGATTCAGCCGCGCCCTGCTGCCCTCCGTGGGGCTGGAAAGGCGCAGGGCATAATCCGTCTGGTAGCGCTCCATGGCGCGGCGCGCGGCGGCGAACTCCACCAACGCTTCTGAATCCAGAAGGGCGAATCCATTTTTCAGGATGGAGTTTCTGTTCGCCAGCAGCTCGCTGCGAATATGGATCCGGGTCAAATAAACGTAGCGAACGCTCTCATCCGCAAGGCGCTGAGCGGCGATGTAGTATCGGTCGATCCACAGCCGGTAATCCGCGCCCTGATAAATCTGGGGAATGGGTATCCTCCGTTTCAGCATCCGGCGCAGCCTTTTGCGCTTTGGAATGGAGACGCCCAGGTCTTCCGCCAGCGCCAGTCCGTAGGCGATGACCTCGTCCGCATCCAGCGGCTCACGATTGGGTCTTCCCGTGCGCAGGACGGTGGGCGCTCTGGGTTGATGTGTCTCTTTCATGCTCGTACCTCCAACGAAAAGGAGCAGCCGGGTTTCTTCCCGCACTGCTCCTGAATTGAGCGGCACTTGGTCGCTCATCTGATTTTGACAGCATACATCATAGCACAGGTGGATACTGACAAACAATGACATTTTGCGCTTTGGGAGAAAAAATCTCAGGAATTTTTCTCGGCGCGCATGAGTCGTTCAACAACCCGCAAGGCGTTGCTGTGGAAGCGATAGATGGTTCTCGGCTCAAAACCCATCTCTTCGGCAATGGCGTCCCATGTCCTGAATCCAAGGTATCGCAGTTCCAGAAGCGTCCGGTACTCCGGCTTTCGAATCTGCGCGATCAGTTCCCGAATGTCCCTTTTCAGATCGACCAGTTCGTCAATCTCCGCATTGATCTCCCGTTCCAAATCTACGATTTTCACAACGCGGCTTTCCATCTGCTGCAAATCGGGAGAAGGATTCCGCGGCATATCCGATACCAGCACGGTGGCCTTGGTCGCCAGTTCCCGTGCCCGCTGCAGTTCCATGAGCTTGCTGTTGATACGCGAGTCGATCATTCGCGCCTGGGTGAGATATTCTCGGGCCGTCATTCGTTTTCTCCCTTCCACGGCATCTCGCCGTTATGGTACTTTTCTGCAATGTCCCTCTGCTTTTGAATCGACAGCCGGTTCAAGCGCTGATTGACTCTGGCTACATCCTGCGCATGCTTCCAAATCGGCTTGTAGAATGAGCAGACCGCGTAGCCCGCGCACTGCTCTCCCGTCAGAGCCACGCATTTTCCGTTGCGCCGATGCGCAAAACATCTCTCGTTCATGATCTGCCTCCTGTTAATCCAGCATCGTAAGCCTGCGCGGATCCACCGTGTAGCGCCCGCCCGTCAGGTTGTACAGCTTCGTGATCGCCAGGGCGTGCGCCACGTCCGAGGAACCGCGCTGCTGCCGGCGAGCTTCGTCCCGAAGCATCTCATACGTCGCGCCGCGCAGGCGCTTGATGAACCGCGGGCGATTGTACTCCGCGCCATACTCCCGCAGGAACACGGCCACGCCGCCCAGCAGATAGCCCGTCACGCTCCACGCCGCGCCGTTCCAGGTATCGGCGATCAGCCGCAGAATCTGAACGTACTGTTCCGGGCCGTACTCTTTGTACAGGCGATAAGCCTTGGCGATGGCGGCGATGGTGTTTTTCGTCGCGCTGCCCGTGCTGTCCGCCAGCTGAAAGCCCGCCTGCGCCGTATACGCTCGGAAATCCGTCGCCTCCCGGCTGCCCGAGAGCATCAGCGCACGAAGCCGGGTGTTGAAGGCTACGTCCCTGGACTCGCCGCTCTGCAGCGCAAACAAATAGGCCTCATCCTCGTAGGACAGGCCGTAATACACCTTGCAGTCCACCATGAAGGAATCTTCACCGTGAATCCGCTTGAGCGCGCTGAGGGTATGCGCGCCATCGAACACATAGAACTTTCCATCCCGGAAGCTGACCTTCACCTCGTTGGCCAGGCGCGGGTCGAAGCTGTTCACGATGCGATCCACCCGGGCGGAATCGATCTTGCGCTGGTAGCTGAAATCCGTTTCCAGCCACGCGGCGGGCATCCGCTTGTACTCGTAGCTGCACTTGTCGTCGCAGGCGATGCGGTCGCTGACGACCACGGCCTGCGGGGAAGCGGGCTTGTTCGCCTCCTGAATCGCCCGTTCAATGGGCGTGGGCGTGAGAAAATCCCTGCCGTAGGTCTTGGGGGTATAGTTTCTGCGCTTTCCGTTTTTGTTCTTTCTGCTCATGATCATTTCTCCTCCATTCGCTTGTTCAGAATCGTCAGTACCTGTGCATTGGTGCGGCGCACCATCTCCAGAATCTGGGCGTTGTGCTCCTCGCTGCCCATGCCATCCGAATAGCGGCGCATGGCCGAGGTCAGACCGATCACATAGGAATCGCAGCAGCTCTTCACCAGGTCTGCCACATACCGGAACATCTCGGGAGTATCGGGCAGCGGCCTTTCTACATGGATCGGCGCGCCGTTGTGCATTACCATGCCGGGAATGGGACAGGGCGGTTCGGAGCTTGCAGCAATGTCCGCCGGTTTTGCAGCAGTGTCCGCCGGTTTTGCAGCAGCTTCCGCCGCGCTCTTCGCTACGGCACTGATCTCCTTTTCGCAGTCCCTGCACACCGAAGAAAAGCTGCGGCGATTGGACGGGATCGAGAAGGCCGACAGAGGCTTTTCCTGTTTGCAGCGCTCACAGATTTTGGTTTCGCCCTCATGCTCCTTTTCCAGCAGCTCAGTGTAGGCACGGTTTACCGTAACCTTTCCGGCGCGCAGCTCTCGCTTTGTCTCTTCATCCGCCGACTGAACCAGCTTTTTGGCTTTCGCAAAAGTACCGTGTGAAACTCCCGCCGCCTCGCTCAGATGATCTCGCGTTCTGCCTTTGGTCTGACCCTGTGCCAATGTTGGCACAGGGTTTGCTGCTTTTCCCGCCATCATCCTCTGCTCTGCTGCGTTCTTTACCAAAGGCTCAAATTTGAGTACCAGTTCCACCCGCTGATAGCTATTCAGATTTCGCCGTCCCAGCTGATTGCGCAGCATCCACAGCATGGCGTCGTCACGGCTGCTGAAATTCTTCTCCTGAATGGAAAACGGGATCCCATGCTTCCGGCAGATGGCGTAGCGGTTGTGTCCGTCCACAATCACACCATTCCACACGATGAGCGGCGATTCGCAGCCGTCCGCCACGAGACTTTCCTCCAGCAGCTTCAGTTCTTCCTCGTTCAGCGGCGGAATCAGATCCCGGAATTCAGGATCAACCGCTAAGTCATACAGTTTCTTTTCAGGCATTCGTATCGCTCCTCTCCAAATCCACGCGCTCGATCACGCGCTTTACGTCCTCCACGCTCTCCACCCGGCAGGCGACGCCGCCCGCGCGGTTGATCTTCTCAATGGCGCGCTTCTGAAGCTTCGTCAGCCTGCCGCCGGGGAGCTTGCACTCCAGTCCCAGAAAACGACCCTTGTAGCAGCAGATGATATCCGGCACGCCGTTCGTCCCATATACACTCCCATGCTCTTTCCAAAAGAAAACGTCGCTGCCCAGCGACGCAAGGTATCTCTTGATGGCTGTCACTATATCTCTTTCCAGCATTTCACTTCACCTCCTCAATTCTGGCCTTCACCGCCGCCAGCAGCGCGTTCTGATCCGCTGCCTTCTCATGCAGCGCCCGCATGACCTGTTCGTCCATAGTGCCCTTCACCACCAGATGGTGAACGACCACCGTCTCCTTCTGCCCCTGCCGCCACAGGCGGGCGTTGGCCTGTTCGTATAATTCCAACGACCAGTTCAGACCGAACCACACGATGGTGCTGCCGCCGTGCTGAAGGTTCAAGCCGTGGCCGGTGGATGCAGGCTGAGTGACGGCAACCGCAATCTTTCCTGCGTTCCAATCCTCCAGATCGGCGGAGGTTTTCAGTTCCCGCACGCCGACGGGATTCTCCGGGCCGTACTTTCCGAACCGCTGCTGAATGCGGGTCAGATCATGCTGGTAGGCGTACATCACCAGCACAGGCTTACCGTTCGCCGCCTCGATGAGATCCTCCAGCGCATCCAGCTTTTTATCGTGAATCACGCGGATGTTGTGGAACTCGTCATATACTGCGCCGTTGGAAAGCTGCAGCAGCTTACCTGCCAGCGTTGCCGCGTTCAGCGCCAGCACGTCGCCGTCCGCGTAGGGAAGCAGCATGTCCCGTTCCATCTGCCGGTACAGCTTTTCTTCCCGCGGTGAGAGCGTCAGCTCCACCACATTGTCGATGCGCTCCGGCATCTGCAGGTGATCTGCCGCCCGCATGGACACGCAGACGTCGCCCAGCTTCTTGTAAATCTGTTCCTCCGCGCCGGGCTTCAGCTCGTGCTTGTAAGGCAGCCAGCTGTTGGGCGTAGTGAAATAAAGATCGAGGTAGCTGCGCATGGTTCTGCCCAGCCGTTGACCGCGATCCAGCAGGAACATCTGCGGCCATAGATCCTCCAGACCGTTGGGCGCGGGTGTGCCGGTCAGTCCCACCACGCGGGAGAACTGCCCCAGCACTTTCTTCAGCGCCAGAAAGCGCTTCGAGCGGCTGTTCTTGAAGGACGAAAGCTCGTCGATCACCAGCATATCGAAGGGCAGCCTGCGCCCGGCGTAGTGCTTGACCAGCCATTCCACGTTCTCCCGGTTGATGACGTACAGTTCCGCCTTGCGGGACAGCGCGGCGACGCGTTCTTTGGGCGTACCGAGAATGCGCTCCATCCGCAGCCCCTTCAGATGCTCCCACTTGGACAGTTCGCCGATCCAGGTGTCCCGCGCCACTCTAAGCGGGGCGATAATTAAAACACGGCTCACCTCGTAGCTGTCATACAGCAGATGCGAGATGGCCGTGAGCGTGATCACCGTTTTTCCAAGGCCGCAGTCTAAGAACAGTGCGCACTGCAGCTTCTCCTCCAAGAAGTCCACGCAGAACTTCTGATATGGGTGCAGATCCTTTTCACCCGGCAAAATGAACCTCCTTCCTGCGCCGGACAATGTGCCGGCGACTGATAACGTATAGAAGTACTGAGCAGATACCCTATGCGGCAGCAAACTTTGGCGTTAGCATTCCACACTTTGCAGGCTCATGAGGTATCAGGGGAGAAAACGGGCAAAAGAAAGGCTGTCAGCAAAAGGATCAACGGCAAAAATGCCGCTACCCTGAAACTCCCAGCCTTACAGCGTCAGATCCTGAAACGTTGCGTTATGTTCTCCCGCGCGCGTACAGGCATTCGGGCATATACGCGTTCATTTTCTCTTTTATCCCTCTTTTTTCAAATACTCATATAGAAAGAACGTAACAGGGAAACAAGAAAAATCTCTTCCATAATATAGGCTCAGTAACTCCGCTGTTGCCTGCCCTGTTACCTTCTGAAATGGTGACAGAGAATCTGTTTCCTTTTCCGATGGTAACGTACTCCGCAACGCCGTACCTTACGCCTTACGAACGAAGCAGCGCTGCGGCCCGTAGGGGCTCCTGCGCATCGCGCCGGTTTTATTGCCGTCGTACTTCTCCCAGCCGCCGATTTTCATCAGCATTCCAAAGATGTCGTAGGTGTCAGAGCGCTTGATCGTGGAAGGGTCTTTTCCGAAGCACTCTGCCCAGATCTCCACGGCGCAGACGGTTGTGCGCTGAATAGTCCCTGTCCGGTTACCGCCTGTGAACTGATCTCCGCGCAGGAAGCCCCGGCGCTCCGCCAGATCCATCTTATCCCAGTCCTCCGGCAGCAGCGTGTTCAGGTATTCCGCGATCATGCCCTCGCGGACGTCGCTCTCCAGCGCAGCCGTCTGCTCCATCTCCGCCTGTTTTTCTTCCTCGGGCGTCAGGAACAGCTTTTCTCCGCTCTTATACAGCTGCCATGCTTCCGCCCACAGCTGCGGTACGACGCTCTCCACTTCCCACGGGCGATGCGGCGAATTGGCTGTGCAGGTCACCGGCCAGAAGCGGCGGTTACCGGTTACGTCTCGCAGAAAACCGTCGCCGTTGTTCGTGCTGCCCACGATAATGCACTGGCGGGGATGGTCCTCGACGCTGTAGCCGTAGGAATGCCGAAACTTATCGTCCTGTCGGGTGATGAACGCCTTGACCGTTTCAACGTCCATTTTCTTAAGCCCCGCAAGTTCGCCCAATTCCAGAATCCAGTAGCCCTGCAGTTTTTCCGGCGCGGCCTTATCCTTCATGTCGCTGATGGTCAGGCTGTCGGAGAACCACTTGCCGCCCAGCCTGGCAAAAAAGGAACTCTTGCCCATGCCCTGCGGCCCGTTCAGCACTACCACGCTGTCGAACTTGATTCCCGGCTCATAGATGCGCGCTACGGCGGCGACCATCATCTTTCGGGCGATGGCGCGGATGTACAGCGTATCCGGGCTGCCCAGATAATCGATGAACAGCGTGTCCACTCGGGGGACGCCGTCCCAGGCGGGAAGGGATTCGATGTAATCCCGGACAGGGTGATAGCTGCGCTCCGCCGCGATGGCCAGCAGGATGCTTTTCAGCTTGCTGGGCGTGTACAGGTTGTAGACGCGCTCGAGGTAAATCTGAATCGCACCCAAGTCGGATTCGTTCCAGCCAGGCTTCAGCTGCGTCCAGGGAAGCGTGGTCTTGCCGTCCGCATCCCTGCGGATGTCGATGCCGCTGCGATGAATGTTGTAGGCGATGTCCTTCAGCTTGGGATCGTTGCGCAGGATGAGGGCAAGGTTGCCAAGGGTATCCTTCACGCGCCCTTGTTTGTCGATTTCCAGTGCGTCCTGCCAGTTTTCATCTGACACATTGCCCGATGAAACGGAAGCACTATTTTCGGTATCCAGATCACCGAATTCTTCCATGGCCTGTGCGCTGCGCTCTTCAGCCAGCTGGCGTTTCGTCGCTTCATCCTGCGCGGCATACTCCTGCATCCGCCTGATGGAATTCTTTTCGTCGCCCACTGAAGAACCGTCCGGCGCGGTGCCGCCCGGCGTGAACAGATGCCAGCGCACCAGATCAAAGGCGTTGCACAGCTTACCGCCCGCAGGGTCGGTGGCGTGATGAGAAAAGGCGTACTTGTCATCGTAGACCACCAGTCCGCCCGTGGTGCTGCCGCCGATGAATGTATATCGGTCATCCTGTTCGGTAGGCGTATAGCGGTCAGAGAGAATATACGTCAGCACGTTGGTGATGGAATGCGCCCGGCAAAACGCGCCGATGATCCCACGCTTTTCCGTGGGGTCTTCCTGCTTACCGGCAGTGTGCCGGATGCGTTCTTCCACCGGCTGCGTCGTGGGCCAGAGCGAGGCGTCCCGCCAGTCGGCATAGGTCTTCAACACCTCATCCGGATCAAGAAAAGGCGCGTCCTCGCAATGAAAGAAGAACTCGCCGTCCTCGGGCGTGCTGGGCCAGTACATGAGCCGTGCCGATTCAAAGGTAGTGGGATCGAAGCGCGAAAGTCCCAGATCATCTGCAATGCGGCGGGACACCGCGGCATACTCGTCCGGCGTAACCGTGCGCGTAAGCGGGATAATGAGCCGCAGGCGCATCTTTACCAGCGTGTGACTGTGAGTAGAATAAAGTGCATAGGCGTTGATGAACGTCATGTCCAGATCGTCCATGAGACCGGGATCGGCGTTGTCCGCGTCCAGGCACAGCATACAGCGGTTGACCACGCTGGCGTTGTTGCGCTTGCCGTTTTTGAGATACCCGCCGACAAAACCGCCCACGTCCTTGATCGTATCGCGCTCGCCCTTGGGCATAGCGGCATACTCGGCCACCGTTTCCCGGGTACGGGTCGTGGTAGCGAGCTTGTCCAGAAACTCGCTCCAGAGCATCTCTTTGTTCTGCCATTGAGATGCTTTTCGGCTCCTGCCAATGGCGATGAGGAGCTTTCCGTCATGGGTTACGTTCATTTGGGTTTGCCTCCTTGTGGTGTGTTTTGGTTGTATTGGGATAAGAAAAAGCAGCCGCTGCCGACTGCTTTACTGCCTTGGTGTGTTGTTAGGGTCTTTGTTGGTATGCCTGCACGTTCAGATTTTCTTCACCCGATTGATGCCGTACAGCACGCTGAGCGAACTGCCCGTTCGCCATCTGACAAGCAAACTGGCCATATCGTCCACACCAACCACCTCTCCAATGGTGCCGGGCGGCGACGCTGGCCGAGCGGGGATTCTCCTGCACGGTCGAAACGGTGTGCTCCGAAATAGAGACGGAGGACAGCGCACCCGGCGAGGCTGCGCCGGAGGAAGCACCGCTTCCCGATGACCGCTTCACCGTAAGCATCCCGGCGGACAGGCTTTCGCCTGACGCGCTTGCGCGGCTTCGAAAGCTGATCGTCTCCCGGCACAGGCTCTTCTGCGACGCGCTGAACGCGGCGGAACTGCCTGTCGAGGAACAAGACGGAAAGATTGCCTTTCCCTGGTTCGAGCAAACCGAGGACGAAGAGGAACGAGCCGCCTACACGCTTTTCATCGAGCGGCTGGCGGAGCTTTCCAATCGCCTGAAATGGGCGGCTTCCACCGAAAAGGACGCGCCCAACGAGAAGTATGCCATGCGCTGTTTTCTGCTGCGGCTGGGGTTCATCGGCGCGGAGTACAAGGACGCCCGCGCCGTGCTGCTTCGAAATCTGCAGGGCAGCAGCGCCTTCCGCTATGGAAGCATGCCCAGCCATACCGAATCGGAGGAACGCCCATGAGGAGAACCATCCGAAAGACCTTCCTGCTGGAAGGCGAGACCATTACCATGCGCTATGTGAAGCAACGCTGCGGCGAGGAGCGCTACCGCCGGATGATTGAGGACGCGAAGGAGAAATTCTTCGCGGATCCCACCGCCGAGCTGTGCTATCCTACGCCGAAGGGCTGGCTGACCATCTGGTTTCAGCTGGCCTGACGCTTTTGAAATGCCTCCGCCCGTTGGCGTTTCCTTTGCCCCTGTTGCCGCAACGTTTGCCCTGTGTCGGGGAGAACGTTCACGCGCAGCTCCATGTCGCGTCCAGATTCAGCCGCGCCGTGCCGCCCTCTGTGGGGCAGGAAAGGCGCAGGGCATAATCCGTCTGATAGCGCTCCATGGCGCGGCGCGCGGCGGCGAACTCC